CCCGTGGGTAGACAGGTGGGCTTACTGTCAGCGGCAGAAAAGACCAATGCTGCTGTTGAGGGCAATGGTGCTGGTGTGGCCACTGAGCCGCGAGGTGGTGGCGGTACGCCGTCGGCAACCAGCGCCGCTGATCTGGCGCAAGTCGCAGACGCGGGAAGCGCGGCTGAACATGCCGCGGTTGTCGCGGATGTTTCCGTTGACGGTCGGCATTTTCGACCAACGCCTGATGGAAGTAGTGGAAGTTTGGGCTTCAGGCAGGTCGGTGTTTCCGCCAAGCGTGAAACCTGCAACCAAACGCCGCAAGCGATTGGCGCCGATGAGGCGGAAGGTGGGCGAGCGGTTCGCGATGCGGCCGGGCGTTGTGGATTGGGACAAGTCGATGATGCCGTGGTAGCGAGCGAGTTCACGCCGGACCAGCTAGAGCATCTTCGGAAGTGCAATCCGCAGACGCGCGCGGATTTTGAGAGCTATTACCGCGAGGAAAATGCAAAGGCCGCGGCGGCCGCAAAGCGAGAGCGAAAACCGGAAGAGCCGGAGCTCGAGTTTGCCGAGGTGGCGGCTGCGCGTGCTTGGGTGATGCGCAAGCTCGGATTCATCGAGCGGCGACGCGGCGGTATGGGGCCGGTGGTGGAGGCTGCACTGCGAGTGCGCGCTGAACAGGGTGAGTCGCTGGGAGTGTTGGCGCAATGCATGGTTGGGGCTGTGCGCAAGCACGCGAAACTCGCCTCGCGCATGCGGTACCAGTACGGTCCAGCGAAGTTTATCTCGCTCGGTCTGTGGCTCGACGAGAACACCTGGCCGTGGGATTACAAGGAAATTGCGCGGCAGCAAGCGAGGGCATTTTGACGCAGGGCTTTGTGCAGATTTGGACGTTGCGGCGCGGCGTGCTGGATAAGCATGAGCCGCTGGATATGGCTGGTCAGTTGGCGGCGTACAGCCAGGCGCTGGCCGATGCGGCACATGAGGCGCGGACGCCTGTAACGCGGTACGGAAGACGGAGGCAAGAAGCGTAATGAAGAAAGCTCTTGATTTGTTTTGCGGCGGCGGTGGTGCTTCGATGGGGTTACATCGTGCAGGCTATGACGTAACCGGAGTGGATATAAATCCGCAGCCTCGTTACCCGTTTCGGTTTATTCAGGCTGATGCAATTACATTTCCGTTGGAGGGGTTTGATTTTATTTGGGCAAGTCCTCCGTGCCAGGCGTTCTCGCGCCTGCGCCATTTGCACAAGAAAGATAGACCGAACCTGATTCCGTCTACGCGGTCAAGGCTTGTGAAGTCGGGAGCTCCGTACTGCATAGAAAATGTCGAAGATGCACCTCTGGGCGAGTCTGGATTTCTCATCATGCTCTGTGGGACGATGTTCGGATTGCGCACTAAGGGTGGACGTGCAGAGCTTCGACGGCATCGCGTCTTTGAGACTTCATTTTCGATTCCACTCCGGCCGCGTTGTCAGCATGGATACGTGCCCGCATTGTCTGTTTGCGGAAAAGGGGGGCATTTCACAGCACCAAAAGTTCTGACAGTTTGTGGGCATACGCCGGTAGACAATGTGCGTCCTCGGTCGATTACGGTCACCGGGAGCACGCCACAGACCAATACCGTCAGAAATGTAGTTCGGGAAACGTTCACGGTAAATCAGGCGCGCGAGGCGATGGGTATTGATTGGATGAGCATGAAAACGCTCAGTCAGGCTATTCCACCAGCTTATTCAGAGTTTATTGCGAAGCATGTGGCGTAGTTGTCGGTGCCTGTTTGGGGAATCTAGCCGGAAGAAGAGGAAAAGCGTTGAAAGTTGGCGAATTGATCGATAAATCGAGGCAATTTCCTCCCGAGGCGTGGCAGAGACGGAGCTCGATGAATGCGGGGAATATCGCTGAACTTTATAGCTAAAGATTGGTGCGATTGTGCAGGACTGGAGCGGTTAATCGCGAAATCAATATTTCTTGATTTCTGATTGAAAAATGACGGGCGTGGCCAGTTGGCTGCGCCTGTTTTTTGTGCTCGATTTGCATTCTGGAAAAAGATCGGGTAGATTCACTCTCGGTGGAAACACCTCGTCATCCCGCAAGAGGGTGTGGGGCCGCGCTAGAGCCCTCGTAGTACCTCGTAGGTTGACGTGTGTCTGTACTGCCCCATCAAGAGAATCATCCCTGCCGGCGCAAGCCGGTTTTTCTTTTGGTGGCTCTTCTCGTTTGGCGTAACTGTCATGGGCAAACGTCCAAAGCAGCGCGCTAGTGGAAACTTGTTTAAACTCTACGCCCCATACGACGCAGTTAACGATTGGCTTCGCGTAAGGAATGTGTCCTTTGCTGAAGGAGAGCGCATGTGTCGCTTGGGCGAATGGTCGCGCGTCAACGGCGCAAACAACGAACATGTCGGCTATGAAATTGGTCGACGCGAAGAGTGGAATGCGTGCGTAACTAGTGAGTCGCCGCGCTCTATTGCGGCCTCTGAAATGGTGTCGTACGCGATTCGTCGGCCGTCGCAAACGGCGGGCCTGAACGAAGAGCAACGACTGACGGCTCGCGATAAGCGAACCAACTGGCCGTTGCCGCCGGAAGATTATGTCGAGCGGCTCGAGGCGAAGGTGGAATACTTCGGCCAGCATCGATTGGTTGCATAACAAGTTGGGCTGATGCGCGTGAGCGTGTCGGCCCTTTTCTTTTTTTAGGGAGAACGTTTGATGGATGGAACGTTGCAGATCCAGCTTACGGTCGGCGCAGGCGCGCTGCTGAACCTGCTCACGGTTGCGTATCATGCGGGCAAACTCAACCAGCGCGTTGCCAGCCACGATGTAAGGCTCGACGAGCAGGGCGTGATACTTGACAAGCATGGTGTAACGCTGACAGATCACGAGCGTCGCATCTCGCACATCGAAGGTCAGCGCGGTATTCCGCTGTCGAGCGGGGACTAAGCGTGCCGAGGCGTGCAAAGCGTTTTTGCCTTGGCCATTGTGGGCGCATCGTCGATGGTGGCTATTGCGCTGCGTGCCTTGACCGCAAAAAGTCGAGCTCAAAACAGTGCGAGTATGGGCGCGATTCGGCGTGTAAACGCGGGTATGATCGGCATTGGAGAGAGTTCCGTGATGCATACCTGCGAAGGCATCCTCTCTGTGTGGATTGCCTTAAGGAAGACCACCGGGCTGTTTCGGCAACCGACGTGCATCATATCGCCAAGCTGCGAGAGCGGCCTGACCTGCGGTTCGAGGAGACGAACCTGATGCCGCTGTGCAGTGGGCATCACGATGCGCGTACCGCGCGCGGCCAGTAGCGGGCGCACAGGGGTATGGGGGTCAAAAGATTCAGGGTCGGCCTCTGTAGACCGTATGTGGACCCTTACGCACATATCCGCATAATAAAAAAATCAGCCTGAACAAATGTTTGATCGCCAAAGTCTGGATCGTCTCCAGATGTGGCGTTATTTGCGCCCTGCTGCCTGTTCGCGGGGGCGATTTGACGTGTCTTGCATTCAAAGAGGTCAAAAATGCCCAGGAAGCCAAAACCGATAGAGCTGCAGCTCCTGAAGGGGGCGCATCGAAATGACCCCAGTCGACTGGCGGGCCGGATCGAGGCGCTCAAAATTCCTCGCATCCCCCTCGGCGATCCACCTGCGTACTTTCTCGTCAAGGCTCCTGGTATCGGATACCAGCGAGCGGAAAAACTTCACCAGATTTGGGATGAATGCCGAGCGAAATGGGAAGGTCGAATCTTTGAGGCCGACTCGTTCGCACTTGAAACCGTCTGCCTGCTCTTGTTTCAGCAGCGCGAGGCGTATGTTCATCAACATAAGTTTGCGCCTGGCGCTCTGTCGGCGCTCGTCAAGCTGACAACGATGTTTGAAGAGCGTGCACCTGAGATCGGCATGGGCGCAGATGACGTGGCGAGTGATCCCAGAGCGGAGTACATGGCGAAAAGGGCTGGGTAGAGATGGCGGTGCGGATAACGGCAGAGCGGTACATGAAGGATGTTCTTGCTGGCCGCATTCCGGTTTCAAAGCTCGTTCATCTACAGATCGAGCGCCACTACAACGACCTGAAAACAGGCAAATCGCGTGGGCTGAAGTTTGACAAGGAAGCCGCGCGTGCCGTCATCGAGTTCTTCCCGCTCTTTCTGGTTGGCACGGATGGCGACTGGGATGGCGTACCGATTGAACTTCCACCTTGGTGGCAGGCGCTGCTCTGGATACTGTACGGGTGGAAGCGCAAAAACGAAAAGGGAAAGTGGGTTCGTCGGTTCAAGTTCGCCTACACCGAGGTCGGGCGCGGAAACCTGAAGTCGCTCGTGGCTTCCGGGCTCTGCCTGTATGAGTTGTATGCTTTTGGCGAGCCCGGCGCGCAGGTCTACGCGGCCGCCACAGATCGCAAGACGGCCAAGCTGGTTTTTGATACGGCCAGCTTGATGGTGCGGAAGAGCGAATGGCTTAGTAAGCACATCGATGTCAGCCGTGAAAACCTCTGCATTCCGGGTACTGCGAGCAAGTTTGAGCCGTGTGCCAGCGAAGACCAGAACCTTATGGGGCTGCGCCCCACGTTTGTGTGCATTGATGAGCTGCACGTGCATACAACGTCCGGTGTCTGGGATGTGTTTTACAGTGCCATGGGCAAGCGTAAGCAGCCGCTTATGTTTACGATCACCAACAGCGGTCAGAACCAAAACAGCGTCTGTTTTCGCAAGCGCGAGTACAGCGAAAAAGTTCTGAAGGGCATTGTCCCTGATGACCGATGGTTTGCCTGGGTCTGTGGCATCGACGACGAGGGCCGCAGCGACTTCAACTGGGAAGACGAGAGCAACTGGATAAAAGCCAATCCTTGTTTGGGTGGTGCCGTGTCGCTTGCTGAGCTGCGCGAACAAGCGCAGGTGGCGAAGGCTGATCCCAGTTCGTTGGCGAATTTTCTGCGCTTCCGTCTGTGCGTCTGGACCACGTCGTATTCGGTGTGGATGCCGATGGACAAGTGGGACGCCTGTAAGCGCGTGGTCGATCGGGAAAGTCTGCGCGGCCGACGCGCTGTGGGATCGCTCGATTTGTCGACCACCACCGATATTTCATGCTTTCTTTTGCTCTTTGAGCCTACGGAGGATGATCCGTACTACCGCGCTTTTCCGCAGTTCTTCCTTCCAAGAGAGAACCTCGAGCGGCGCGTGAAACGCGATCGCGTTCCGTATGACGTGTGGGAGCGCCAGGGGCTGTTTCATCTCACCGAGGGGCCGGTGATCGATTACCGGTACATTCGCAAAACCATCAATGATCTGCGCGAAGAGTTCCGCTTCGACCGCATAGCGTTCGATCGCTGGAATAGTACGGAAATTGTCACCAATCTTGGCGATACCGATGGTTTTGAGATGGTCGAGATGGGGCAGGGCTTTGCCAGCATGAATGCGCCCACTAAGCGGCTGATGGAAATGGTGCTTTCGGGCGAAGTGGCTCACGATGGCAATCCTGTCCTGCGCTGGATGGCCTCGAATGTGATCGCGGCCAAAGATCCAGCGGGCAATATCAAGCCAGACAAGGCCAAGTCGCGCGAAAAAATCGACGGTATCGTGGCTTTGATTATGGCCATTTTTGTCGCGCTTGGCACTACCGACGATTCCGATTCCGGCTTTGAACCGTACTACCTGTAGGGGAAATTATGGGATTTTTTGCACGTTTGCGGGAGTTTCGCGCGAACCCGATGGAAAATCCGTCAGTTCCGCTTGCGTCGGGCTTTCTGTCTACGCTGGGATGGCTCTTTGGCGGCAACGCGACGGCATCCAATGAGATCGTCAGCGAGTTTTCGGCGCTGCAGCACGTTACGGTGTATGCCTGCGTGCGGGTGATCGCGGAATCAATCGGCAGTTTGACGCTGCGCACGTACAAGCGTGTGGGCAAAGGCCGCTCGGAAGTAATTGAAGACCCGATCTGGAAGATGCTGGCGCTGATGCCAAACGATGAGATGTCGGCATCGGTCCTATGGGAGAACGTCGCCGGGTGTATGGCTCTTTGCGGAAATAGCTTTCTGGAGATTCTGCGCAATAAGGCAGGAGCTCCTCTGCAGCTTTATCCGCTGCACTGCCTGCGCACAAAGCCGGTTCGGCTTCCCGACGGTTCATTGGCTTATCGCACGGTGGACTTTGCCACTGGCGGTGAGCGCATCATTGCGGGCAAAGATTGCCTTCACTTCCGGCTGTTCTCGTGGGATGGCCTCGAAGGATTGAGTCCCATCCAGCAGGCCCGCCAGACGATCGGCTGGGCGCAGGCCGCGATAAAGCAATCGGCGCGCTTCGTTGGTAATAACTCGACGCCGCCGGGCATTCTGACGCGTGTCGGACGTGGTGACGACGGCGCCGAACAGAAAATGCGAAAGTTTTGGGAGAGTTCTTCCGGTGGCCAGAATAGCGGTCGCACGGCGGTTCTTTCTGGAGAGTGGAAATACCAGCAGATCGGCATCAATGCCAAGGATAGCCAATGGCTTGAGTCGATGCAGTTCAGCCGATCCGATATTGCGGCGCTCTTTCGCGTGCTGCCTGGGATGGTCGGCGAGCTCGGGCGCATGAGCAACAACAATGCCGAGCAGCAGTCTCTGTCGTTCGTCATTGACACTCTGCGCCCGTACCTGGTCCGAATCGAGCAAGAAATCGCCATCAAGCTGCTGGGGGGTGATCCTAGCCGCTTTGTAGAGTTTGATGTGAGCCAGCGCTTGCGCGGCGACTGGAAAAGCACGATGGATGGCTTCGCGGTTGGCCGCCAGTGGGGAATTCTCACGGCGGATGAATGCCGCGAGCAGATCGGATATAACCCGCTCGGCACGCCGGAGGGTGAGATCACTATTGCCCCGGTGAACATGCAGGCTGCTAGCCGAATGCTGACGACTGAATCGATACAGGATCAGCCGGTCAATGCTCCGCCGGAGCCGTCCGTCGATCCGCAAATGCGCAGCATGATGCTGGGCTACGGCCCAGCACTCCTTTCGATTGCCAAGGATGCCGTTGGGCGCGTCGCAACGCGCAGCAAGCGCGATTCCGACAGCCTGACACCAATTTTGGCACCGATGGCCGACTCGATTGCGACTCTTGCGGAGTTTGAAGCGAGGCGGCAGTTGAGGCTGCCGGAAGAGTGGTGTGCCACAGACAAGGGCCGGTGCGAGTACGTGCGTGGCGTAGCGCGACGCGCTATCGAATGGCAGATCGAAGCGCGCGACGAGATCGCCAGCGTCGAACTGCGCAAAGCTCTCAGTTCCATCACCTACACCGTCTATCGCGAGGCCGGCGCGGCGCTCGCTGAAAGGAATCTCAATGCCGCAGCATAAGCCTGAGCGTCGTTTCGTTTCGCATGAATTCCGGGTTTCGCAGGAAAGCGATAAGCCGCAGATTGCTGGATACGCTGCGCTTTTCGATAGTGCCAGTGAAGATATGGGGTGGATCGAAATGGTAGATCCACACGCGTTCGATAAGGTGATGACATCGCGCCCCGACGTGCGCGCTCTGTTCAACCACGATCCCAATCTGATCCTCGGTCGAACGGTTGCGAACACGCTAAAGCTGACAATCGACGCTCGCGGTCTGGCGTACAGCATCGATCCTCCCGACACGCAGTTGGCACGCGATCTGATGGTCTCCATGCAGCGCGGCGATGTTTCGCAGTCGTCCTATTCGTACATCGTGTCGCGCGATCAGTGGACAGACAACGAAGACGGGTCAATCACGCGGCGCATTCTCGAGATCTCTGAACTCTTTGACGTTTCCCCTGTCACATATCCGGCTTTCGCCTCGACAACGGCCGGTGTACGGTCATTGCCAGACTCGTGCCCTGTTGAGTATCGCTCGCGCCTCGAGCATCGTTACACGGATGACGATTCCGCTTGTCTTTGCCAGTGCGCGCAGTGCCAGGATGGAAATTGTGACCTCTGCTCTGATCCGGACTGCGATGACGAGAACTGCGAGTCGTGTTGCCAGCAACAGCGCAGCAGGCCGATCAGTGCCGAGCAGCGCCAGCGCATGGAAATGATGCTGGCGTTGGCTAAGGCCAAGTAGCCCACATCGATTTTTGCAATACACAAGGCGGACGTGCCACTTGCTGGCTGCGCTCGACCGCACTCGTGCGCCTTGTTGCCGTGAGGTCGCCACATGCAGCGGCGATTGTCTCTGCGCCAAATTCCAATCGAGGTATTCGCATGACGCTCAAAGAGCTTCGCGAACGCAAAAACAAGCTGATGACCGACGCATCGGTCATCATGAGCGCTGAGACGATCACGTCCGAGCAGCGCAGTAAGTTTGACACCATGCTGGCCGACGTGGCCACCATTGACGCCGACATTACCCGCCTGGAGGCTGTTGAGCGTCACGAGGCGGAGCAGCGCTCGATCCAGAACCGCCCCGCCCGTCCTGTGCCTGGCGAATCTGCTGCTGCCGCCGAAAATATTGAAGAGCGCAAGCGCCAGATCACGGCCAGCTTCCGCAGCTTCATGCGGACCGGCCAGGTCGAGAGTCGCGACTTGACCGTGGGTGCAACCGGCGCCGTGATGATTCCACAGCAGTTTGATTCGGCAATTATCTCCGCGCAAAAGAGCTACGGTGAGCTCTACAACATCGTGGACGTGCAGAAAACAGACAATGGCGATCCGATCAAGGTTATGCTCGACGACGATACTTCCAATGGGTTGACCTCGGTCACCGTTGGCAAGGATGCCGACGAGACCGATCCGACGACCACGAGCAAGCTCTTGCAGGTGGACACCTTCACAACGGGCGTTGTCAAGGTTGATATGGGGCTTCTGTCTGATGCTGGCTTCGATATTGAGGCCTGGCTGCGTGACAAGTTTGGCAAGCGCTATTTTCGCGGCTCTTCGAGCTTGATCTATAACGGTGATTCGGGCACGGTAGCTTCGCTGGCGGCGGCCTACACCGAGGGCTTTACCAGCTCGGCGACGGCAAAGATTGGCTACAGCGATTTCACCTCGGCCATTGCCGCGCTCGATCCGGCCTATCAGACCAATGCAATCTGGGCAATGAATAACGCTGTGCTCGCAAGCGTCCTTGGCCTCACCGACGCCAACAGCCGCCCGCTCTTTCTTCCCGGCCTGGGCGACGCGACGCAGGGATTCGTCGGAACTATCCTTGGCAAGCCCGTGAAGTTGGTCACCCAGATGCCCAGCCTGGCTACCGGCAATGTGCCGCTTCTTTTTGGCGACTTCAAGTCGGCGTATCGCTTCCGTCAGCAGAACCCCGGCCTGCAGATCATTCGTCTGAATGAGCGCTATGCGGCCAGCTATGAGGTCGGTTTTGTCGGCTTCTGCCGTGTCGGCGGTATCAGTACGCAGGCCAGCACGACCACTCCTCCGGTTGTTGCCTGCACCTGCAAGTAGGGTCATGCGGGGCGGCTTTTGTCGCCCCGATTTCTTTCTCTGAGAGGTGTCGCCTACATGATTTTGTCGTTTCATCTCACGGGGCTGCCCATTGCTGAGCCTGTATCTCTTGCGCAGATTAAGCAGCAATGTCGCGTTGATGCTTCCTTTACGAATGACGATGCCATCCTGACTCTCTACGGTATTGCAGCGAGAGAGTATGCCGAAAAATACACGCGCCGGGCCTTCTTTCCGCAGTCGTGGCGCATGACGCTCGATCACTTTCCGGTAGCGACGTTCAGTCCGACAGTGAATCCTGCTATGCGCAATGACTGGATGTTCTTCAATGGTGTCTATGGCGGTATGACGATTGCACTTCCTCGGCCGCGATGCCTGTCTGTGCAGTCGATTGGCTATGCGGATCAGGGTGGCGCGGCGCAGATTGTGCCGGCGACAGGCTATTACGTTGATCGATCGAGCGAACCAGCGCGAATTGTGCCAACGGCAGGTTTTTTCTGGCCAACCGCTACGCTATATCAGCCGGGATCGGTCAAGGTGGATTTCATCTCCGGGTCTTATGCGAAGCCAATCACGGCGCCGGAGGCATTTACTGTGCCCTCCAGCGCCCCGTTCACCTATGCGCCTCGGCAAACCCCCGTCGGCATCGTCGGCGTAACGGACGCCTCTGGAAATGATGTCAGTTACACCTTTGACAATGGCGAATTCGTCTTTTCGTCGTCTCAAGCAGGCTCCAGTTGTAGTGCAAACTACTACGTCAGCACTTTGCCGCAGTCGATTGCGCTGTCTATCTTGATGCTCGCCTCGCATTGGTATAACTGCCCGGAGGCCGCGAACCCTTCGGCACCGAAGTCGATTCCGTTTGGTGTCGCTGAGTTGCTGGATCTGTACGCGTTTGAGTGTCCAGATCTTGAATCGGTGGTGTAGCGATGGGATTTGACCCTCTTTACATAGCGGCTGGCGAATTGCGCCACTCCATTACGATTCAGAGCGAAACGTCGACAGCGGACAGCGCGGGGCAGCCCGTCGCGGCCTGGTCAAACGTTCTCACGACTAGAGCCAAGGTGGAAGGTGCAGGATCAGCAGCGTACAAGGCGTCGTTTAGTGACAACGTGCGCACTTCTGATTCATCGGAGATGTTCACGATCCGCTGGCCAGGCATAGACGTGATTGTCGAGCCCGGCCAGCGTATTTCCTTTGCCGGAGATCTCTATGAAATTCAGGCCGTCGACAACGTGATGCACAGGAATCGCAAGGTGCGCATTGCAACCAAGATTGTCGATGAGGACAGCAACTGATGGCCGATGAGCTTGCATTTTCCGTCGACACAAAGGCTCTTGACGTGGCTCTTTCCGGGCTCTCGATAAAGACCCAGACCAAAATCCTGGCAAACGCCCTTAGCAAAGGCGGAGCGATTGCAACTGCGGCGATCAAGGCGAATGCCGCGGCTTCCGCGAAGAAGGACCGGCAAACGCCAACGCCGAAAAGCAACTCTCTTCCCGAAGAGATCATGCGCGAGGACATTCACGCAGTCGTGAAGGTTTCCGAGGGAGGCGCGAACTGCAAGATCGGCGGAACGGAGTTAGCTGGATATGTAATCCGCTGGCAAAACAACGGCTGGAAGCTCACTTCGCATGGTCGCAAACGTAATCGGCGACAGATCAAGGCGATTCCTGGTCGCTATTTCATCGAGGGCGGGATGGATGAATCGAAGCAGGAAGTGCTGGACGCCATGATTGAAGCCATTGAAGAGGGCATTCGCAATGCTGATTGAGGGCGTGTATCAAGCCTTGGCGGCCTCACCTGTGGTTGCCACGATAGCGAAAAGCATCCGCCCTATCGTGGCTCCAGTAGACCTTTCAGATTATCCCTGCGTCACCTATCAAGTCGTTTCGCGGACGCCCACGTACAGCCTGAATGAGGATGTGGGCGTCAGCCAGAGCCGGATCGTGTTCGAGTGCTCGGCGATTCGATACGTCGATGCGGCGGCGCTCATTGAAGCGGTGTACGGCCTGTTCTCTGGCTTCAAGGGTGACCTGCCAGACGGTACACGTGTCTTCGAGGCCGAGATCGTAAACCAACAGGACGACTGGAACGCGGATGCTGAGATTTATTCCTCGCATCTGCATGTCATTTTCACTTTCCAAAACTAAACGAGGTTCAGTATGGCGACCAAAGGTTACAGCGGCGCGGGCACCGTCTTGTCTATTGGCGGTGTTACGGACGGTTCCACCACGGAAACGTTCACGGAAATTTTGCAAGTCAAAACCCCGAATTTCTCGGGTGCGGAAGCGACGTACGACAAGATCACCAACCTCTCAAGCCCGAAGTCAGGCAAGGCTGTGGTCGATGAGCTTATGCCTACCACGATCAGCTCGGGAACACTGGAACTCGAGGGCATCTATTTGCCCACCGATGCCGGCCAGGCGGCACTGAACACGGCGTTTGCAACGCAAGACGCCTACGATTTCAAAGTGACTCTTCCTGTTGGTCCCGGACAGAGCACTACAGGCAACGTGTATAGCTTCTCGGCGTACGTCAAGTCTCCGCTTTTGCCTATCATCAGCGTGGATAAGGCGACCACATTCAAGACTACGCTGCAGATTACGGGCATCATCACTCTTACGTTGGGAGCCTAACTGATGGATCCTTTGAAGCCGACTGTCGATTTGGTCGTCGGAGCGCAGACTTACAGGCTGCGCTTCGATTTTGACGCGATTGCCCAAGCCGAGGACGAAGCAGGGATTTCTTTGCTTACTGGCATGAGTCGCAAAGATGTGAAAACCCCTCGCATCAGTATCGTGCGGGGAATGCTTTATGCTGCCACGCTGCGCGAGCACCCTGGCATTGCGTATAGCGATGTGGCTGGGGTGGTGACGCGCAAAACGATCATTCCCATCTGGGAAAAGGTGATCGAGGCGTGGGCGAAGGCTATGGCCGATGAAGAGGCCGAGGCGGAAGACCCAAACGCACAGAGCCAGGGCTGACAAACAGTCAGCGCTGGCATGAGCTTTGGTCTTTTGCTCGATTCAACCTCGGATTGTCTGACGAGGAGTTCTGGCATTCGACTCCTCGTCAGCTTTCTTATCTGACAAAGAGGTATCAGCGCAGGCAGGATCATGAGTTCCTTCTGGCCGGCATTGTTTCGGCCACTACGGCCAACTTCTCGATGTGCCATCCGAAGCAGCCGCTCACTCCGGGCATGTTTATTCCCGGATACGAAGAGCCGAAAGCGCCCGAGCCCACAGATCAAGAAATTGCCGAGAGGGTCAACATGATACTCATGCCCCTGTCGGTGAGGAAGTAGGTCGTTTATGGCGTCCAGGCAGGAGATTGCGGGGCTTTATGCGCGCCTGCAGCTCGAAACGACGCAGTTCAAGCAGGCCCTTGGCGAAGCGACGAAATCGGCGAGGGATTTTTCGCGCTCGATGCGCTCGGAGACCACCGAGGCTAAGCATGCCATTCACATGCTGAGCGAGAGCATTGGTGCGGAGATTCCTCGAGCGTTGCAAGGCGTCTTGGCTAAGGTGCCGCTTGTTACTGCAGCGATGAATGCGATGTTTCCGGTCGCGGCCGTGTTGCTTTTTGCTAAGGCGGCGTTTGAAAACTTCGAGAAGATTGAAGAGCATTTCAAAAAGCAGGAGGAGGCTGCAAAGAAAGCGCAGGAGGCGTGGGGCGAGCTGGCGACCAGCACGGGATCTGTGCGGATGGAGCTTGAGAAGGCCAACCGGACGATTGAGTCGTCGATCGCCGAGTTGACCAAGAAGCAGCCGCAAAATGGCCTGAAAAATGCCTTACTGGACGCGGCTGACGCGGCCGAGCAGCTATCGAAGAAACTCGACACTGACATCGACAAGATGCTCAAGCTGCAAGGGCAGGAGAAAAAGGGCTGGATCGATCGCCTGCTTGGTTCTTCCTCGAATAGCGATCTGTCGGGTGTAAGGCAGGGCGTAACGAGCGCCTTGTCGCGAGTGTCCGAGATCAATGGCGAATATGACGACGTGATGCAGCGCGCCGCAGCTTCTGGAAACAGAAAGAATGTTGTTGAGCAGCAGCAACTCAGGGAAAACGCGCTTTCCAAGGCTTTAGCGCCCGCAACCAGCCAGTTGTATGAGTGGTTGCGAGTGCACCAGGGCGAGAAAAGCCAGGACATGACGTGGGCGTCCTCGGCCTGGCAAACCATCAGCAACGTTATGCAGACCGCCCATGCGGAGATTGCCAGTACCTCTGGCAGTTTGTCCTTACATGACGCGAAGGATGGCAAGGCGCGTTCCGATGCGGACAAAGCGGCTCAGACGGCCGCGCGCAAGGCACAAGAGGAAGAGCTTAGCGGCCTTGAAAACCACATCAAGGAGATGCAGGCCGAGTTTTCCTTGGGTGCTGGTCTGACTCAAATTTACTGGGAAAATGTCTTGGCGTCTCACAAGTGGGGCAAAGAGGCGACAGAGAAGATTCTTTCTCACGTTGCGGATTCCACGCAGCAGTTCAACATGCAAATTACGGGAAAAATCTCTGCCATGCGCAAGCAGTTGGCTGAGATCGGTCCCGAGCCTGCGGCGGGCTGGAAGCCGATTACGCGAGGGATGGACCAACTTGCGCGAGCGCAGGAAGAGGCCGCTGCGACAGCGGCCAAGAATAAAGCGGCACTGGACGCGGCAACTCTTGGGTATGACCTGGCTGCCGGCAGCATCACCCAGTATGCCTACGCTGTAAAGCTCGCGGAGCAACATGACGCCGAGTATGCGGCTCAGCGCAAGGCTCTGTCGGCGCAGTTGGAACAGCTTCAGCAACTCGACGGTTTCTTGGGCGGTACGGTCATCGACCCCGAGAATGAAGCGAAAAAACTCAATGTCCGGACCAAGCTCAACGACCTGGACAGCGGACACAAGCTGCAGGCCGACGCCGACAGGCTGAGCGAATCCTATGCAACCTTGCATGGACAAATTGATCTTGTGTTTGACGAGATGCGGCGCAAGAGCCAGGAGACCTACAGGGGACTGGCGCAGGATCTGCAGCAGTTTGTAGGCGGCATGAATTCGGCAACCGCAAACGCCATAATCGGCCATGGCTCTCGCCGAGATTTTGCTAGCGTGTTCGAGGGCTCCGCGCATTCACTGGCGTCGCAGTCTCTCGAAAAGATGGAAGGCCTGTTCCTCGGAAAGGGCAAAAAGAGAGATGGCTCGGCCACCGATGCTCGTTTGTATACGGAGAGCATCATCACCAACTTTGATGCACTGCAAGCGGCCATGAATCATGACGCTGTGTCGAGCACGAATTTTGTCAGCAGCCAGCTTCCTGGCCCTGGCCTGGCTGGCGTTGCCGGAGATTCGACAGGGGCCGACGTTCTGAGCAGTGTGGTTGGTTCTGTCGGCAAGTCCGCTGGGGGGAAGTCTTCCTCTGTGGCCGCCACGGCGGGTGGCTCTGCAATGAAGTCGGGCATCGGGTCTCTGATGGGCTGGCTCAACGACAGTGATACGGCTTCCAAGCTGATGGGCGGGCATCTGTTCGGCTCGGGCAGCATCTTCGGTGGCTTCCGTGCGGCGGGCGGTAGTGTGACCGCTGACACGCCGTACATCGTCGGCGAGCGCGGTCCAGAGCTGATGATTCCGGGCACAAGCGGCAGTATCGTGCCGAACCACCAACTGGCTAGTATGGGCGGCTCGCCCGTCTACAAAATCGATGCACGCGGCACCGACGCGGCCATGGTCCATCAGGCCGTCTATCGCGGCATGGCGATGGCGCACGCGCAGGCGGTGACTGACTCCGACCGAAACATGCGGGATTCCGCTCGCAGAACTCCGAGGTAAACCATGGCAATTTCTATCAGCAGCGTCGCCCTGTCGGACTGGCAGGGCGGCTCGACGGTTGCGCTGCGCATCAAGATCGGCGCGACCTTTACCAGCTTAGCGGGAAACATCTGGCTCAAGACCATGGATAGCCCCGCCGGCCAGGGTGATTTCTACATCCAATCGGCCTGCACGGTGAGTGGCAACACGCTGACGATTCCTGCGATCAGCCTGGACTCGACCACGGACAGCCCGGACAATCCTTCGGCCAGGTACAGTGCGTTTCTCGTAGACACGTCCACCGGCGACACGATTCAGGCCTTCGGGTCATCGTTTTCTTTGTCGCCCGACAGCGCCTCGACCACGTGGCCCGCAATCTTCGCGCAATTCACACAGGGGAACTAGATGAAATACCTGTTTTCTGTTCTGCTTCTTTTGTCGGCCGCGGCCTGTGCCGTGGCCAGCACGACGACCATCTCGGCAAGCAACATCACCGACTTGAATGGGAGAAAGATCGCGGCCGCGCGGCTCTGCTTTCAGCCGGTGGATGCGAGCGGTATCGCAATCGGCTACCGGGACAGTTCCGCGCAGGTGGTGCCCGTGAAGAAGTGCGGCCTTGTGTCGAATGGCGCGCTGCAGAGCGGCTTTGCCGTGTTCGACTCGTTGACCACGGTGCCGACGAATGTGCGCTACCACATCACGCTCACGTCGGCGCTCAACACGTCGAGCGTGATTCGCGACTTTGGCACGACAACGATCACGGGAACAACCTGGACGCTGGATACATTTGATCCGGGCGCATTGGTGCTACCGGCGCTGTTTACGGCCTCGTCGACGAGCGGGTCTTTGGCGGTAAATGGAGACTTCAGTGTCTCTGGCACGTCAACTCTGAGCAATACGACCATCAATGGCAACCTCTCTTTTACGGGCACGCTTACTGGCACGGTGCCTGTGTCCACGTTGTCGAGTAGCGTAAGCACGGTCAATGGCGTTTCGTGTGCGCTGGCTGGATCATGCACGATCACGGCGGCGAATCCTTTCGCGTTGACTCTTACCGATGGCGCGGGGGCGGGAACGGCTTTCAATGGCTCGGCGGCACGGGCGATTGGTTATCTGAGCACCACGCAGACAGCTACGCAAACGATTCTTTCGCCGATACATATTGTCGGCGGCGCGAAGACAATCATTGAAGATACCAATGGCAACGATATTGCCCTGTACGTTATGAGTCCCTATGCCGCTACGGGAGGATATACCGGAGGAATTAATTTCGGCAAGGCCGCCAGTATGTATAACTCGGGCAGTCTAATTTTCAACTACAACGCCAGTGCTTCTACTGTCAATTATGTTGGCATTGGACTGTTTGGCGCCGACAACATGCTTAACATCTTTGGGTCCGGAAATGTTGCTATAGGCACACAAACAGATGCCGGTTATAAGCTATACGTAGCTGGCACATCGTTTTTTGCCGGTCATTCCTTCTTTGCTAATTATGCATCGATAGGTATAGGGCATTCGCTTGGGTATAACAATGATAGTGATGTGTTTACCTATGACGGTAATACGGTAGGACACTATTCGTTGGGCTGGTATTATGATTCAGCCATTGCATCTGGCCCTGTTGCACATCTGTCGGGATATGCAGGTTTGAAGTTTTTTACATATGGAATACTGCGCATGTATGTTGCGTTAAACGGCTATGTGGGCATCGGGACTGACTCTCCAAGTTATACATTGCAAGTTAACGGTGGGGTTGCCGGAATCTCGTGGACCGCAACTTCGGATGCACGCGATAAACATAACATTCACACGTTAGACCCCAAATCAGCATTAGATAAAGTCTTGGCAACACGCGCCGTGCAATTTGCGTGGAATGATCCAAAGCAGGATCAAGGAGTACAAACTGGTTGGATTGCGCAAGAGGTTGAGTCACACGGTATGGCGTCATCAGTCGACAGTAAGCCGGGTAAAGTCTATGCCGAGGATGGTAGCGCAAAAGATGTAGATGATGCGCGCATGCTCAAGCAAAACGAAATGACCGCATATCTTTGGGCTGCCGTGCAGGAACAGCAGCGCCAAATCAACCAACTGCGCAAGCAGATCAAACGCAAAGGAGCTCGATAGATGGCCTACCAGCTTGCAAGTTACACCGACGTCTATGGCACGACGCACGATGCCGCATATCTCCGCATCACCAAGGTCGAGGTACAGCACAAGGCGGCACAGGCCGTCGTCTCGTTCGAGGTCTACGCGAGCAAGGCGGCTGCCGATGGCGGCAGTCAGCCGTTGACGCGCGACGGCTACGGTTTCGCGGATGAGACGGCCAGCACGTCCAGCAGCTCGTCGAGCACGTTGTACAGTGCCAACTTTGCGACCATGCTCGGCACCGATCCTTCGGGCACGCAGCCGACCGAAGTGAATGACATTCTTCAGTGCCAGGCCTACCTCGCATTGAAGAATCATCCGAGCCTGACTGCGCTGCTGTCGGGAGCGACGGTGGTCTAGCTTTTCGCCAACGAAAAATGGTTGTGCAGTTTGCAGGGCGTCCTTCGGGACGCCCTTTTATTTTGGGGAATCCATGACCACGTACAACGGCATGACGCTCATCCGGTGCCCGCATTATGCGGCGCGGGACGTGAGCGGCCCGCAGAGCATCGAGTGGAGCAACAACGAAGCGGTGGCCACGACACAGAGCCCGTTCACTGGCGCGATCAAGACCTATGACTGGGGCGCTTCGTGGTGGTCTGGCCAGGTCTCGTTCAACAAAATGAGCCAGCGCAGCTACAACGCCTGGACCGCGTTTCTGCTGGCCTGCCGTGGTGGCGCGAATGCGTTCTTGCTCGGCGATCCGAAGGCCACGTATCCGATGGGCACGGCGATTGGCACGCCGACCGTCAACGGCGCGCAGTCTGGCTATTCGCTCATCACGAAAGGTTGGGCGGCCAATCAGAGCTGTTTGCTGCGCGCCGGAGACTACATCCAGATCGGCGACTACCGGCTTCACCGGGTCACGGCCGACGCCAGCTCGGACGTAAACGGAGCCGCGACGCTGAACATCTGGCCGAACCTTCGCTCCGATTGCCAGGTAGACGGCCTTGCGATCACCACGCGGGCCTGTAAGGGACTTTTCAAGCTCAAGCCAGGCGTTACCTCGGGCAGCGTGACAACGGACGCGCTGTGGGGCATTGGGGCGCTTGAAATCATCGAGGCCATCTGATGCGCGACCTCTCTTTGGCGATGATCGACGCGCTGGGCCAGGACGTGATCTATCCGGCCATCCTTGTTGATCTGGAGTACGCCGACAACACGGTGCACATCTGGAATGGCCTGGGCACGCTTCCGTGGAATGGCAACAGCTATATCGGCGTTGGCGGGCTGGGCAGTGTCGAGGGCATCGGCGAGACGCTGGCCATCGAGGCGAAGGGCGTGAAGCTGGGCTTGTCGGGCATTCCATCGGATCTGCTCACCGAGTCGATGGACGAGATCGAGGCTTTCCATACGTGCAACATCTACCTCTGCCTGTTTGATGGGCCGTGCGGCAACATCATCGATGCGCCGTTTTTGTCCTGGTCCGGCTTTATGGACTCTCCGGAGATTGTCGACGATGGCAGGATTTCCACCGTGACCATTCAGGTGGAAAACAAACTGCTCACGATGAACATGGACTGCTCGCGGCGCTTCACGGCCGACGACAACCGCATCGACCTGGCCGAGCGGCTGACCACGCTGGGCCTCGCCACGTCGACGGCCGACACGGCATTCAACTTTGTGAACGCGATGCAACTGCAGAGCGTGTGGTGGGGCACCTCACCGACGAGCGCCAATGACTAGATTGTGCGACTGGCAAAAACGACTGAATCAGTACCTGATCGCAACGGCTTCCCGCGAGTTCTCCTACGGCCTGTATGACTGTGGGCAGTTCATCCTGGGAGCCGTCGAGGCCCTGTACGGCGTGCGCTTTCCTTTCCCGGCCTACGGCAACCGTCGGGAAGGCTTTGCGGCCATACGGCGGCTGTGTGGCCACGCCACCTGCAACGCGATCGGGGATTACTTTGCGCGGCAACTTGGCGCAGAATCTTCGCTCGAGGTTGCATTCGTTCAGCGTGGCAATCCCGTGCTGCTTACTGGCGGCCGCTTCGGCCTCGTCGATTGTTCCGGCTGCGCGCTGACGCCAGCCAAGGCCGGCCTCGTTCGCGTCCGGATGGACGACGTGCAGAAATTTTGGAGAGTGTAAATGGCGAAGGTAGCCACGGAGGTCGGCATTGGCGCGGGGCTGGCCGCCGCGAGCTTCTTTGTGCCCGGCAGCGGCTTCGCGATCGGGGCCTTGCAGGTCTCGAGCAAGGCTGCGG